CCCTGTGATTTGCGCCTCTATCGCTTTCTTTTCGTTTATAGCATCTTGTACTGCTGCTCGATTTTCTACATTATCAAGGTTTTTTAATTCTTGCTCTGCTGCTGCAATTCGTTGATCTGCTAGTGCTAGCATATCTTTCTTTTGCTTTTCTAGTATTTCTTTTAGCTTGTTATTAGCTGCTATCCTTTCTTCAAATGATGCGTTTTCATTATCTCTAATTTGTCTTTGACTTTCTGCTAATCTATCATTCTCTTCTACTAAACCCCTTAATTGTGCCTCTACAAGTGCTATGCTGTTTCTTGCTTCTACAGTTGCGCTTGCTTGTTCTACTGCTGCTGTTACACTAATTTTTTTAACACCATCTATAACTTGTGTACCTATGTTGCCTATTTCTGTTGTTGCTTCAGCAAAGTTTTTTACAATATCTGTGCCAGCATCTACTGCTGCAACTGCAACATCTTCTATATCATTTTTGGTTTCTTGTATATCTAAACGCAGTTGTGCTATTTTACCCTCATCACCACCACCTAAAAAGCTATCTTCCCAAGCCAACATAGCTTGTTGTATGCCTAGTTTTATTGCGTAAAACGAAAGTTTTAATGGTGTAACTGCTAATGTTAACACACCCATTAACACTTTACCTAGTGCATCAAAGTTTTCTGTTGATTTGCTTACATTTTCGTATACACCAACTAAAACATTAGTTACCTCATTAAATACTATAGATACAGTTTCAAATGCAGTAGAAAGTAAATTTGCTATTTTTTGATTGCGTTGTAACGCATCTGTTAGAAATTGAAATGCTTTTAACGCAATACCTATTCCTGCTGCCTTTAGTGCTAACCCAATACCACTAATACCTTTGCGTAATGCACCTGTACTCTTTTCAGTTTTCTTTGCTGTTTTACCTATATCTTCAACGCCTTTCTTGACTGTTTCAAGTTCTTTCTTGAGATCGCCTATCTCTGCGTTTAATTTTAGTATTACCTCTTCTTGTGCCATTTGCCTCTAATTATGTCGTTGTTTTTTGTCTTAACTTTAACCTGGTTTATAATAGGCAGTATTTCTTTTAGATTTACAAAACCTACCATCATGTTAACCCCTACTAATTCAAATGTGTTCTTCATTATATTGCGCTTGTTTTTAATTCAAATACATGTAGTATAACGCTCCAATGTATTGTTGCACCTGCAACCCCTTTACACTCTACCTTGATGTAATCAGGCGTGCCTGATGTTGCTACATACCTATTATTCCAACTATTGCTGTGGTTTTTATTGTTTGATTTTGTACCTGTGCTACCTGCTTGTGTTAGCGTTCTAGTAGATGATGAATATTCAAATGTAGCGTGTTGAAATTTGTTCATCATTTCACCCAAACCACCACTATCTACACGCATACCTAATACATAACCCTCAAAACCAATTACACATTCTTTAGTTTCATCTACTATAAACCTTTTGCCACTTTGCCCACCTAAAAATATCTCTGTGTAGTTAGCATCAGTAGTTGTACCCTCAAACATTAACACACTTCTTTGTGTGCGCCCTTTTGCTGTTGTTATAGCCTGGTTAAATTCACCATACCTCGTAGTGTGAGCAAACTTGCCAATAGTGTGTGTATTTTCTAAATTATCAACTGTGTTATAATCACCTATTATATTATTGTTTAGTGCCTCTGCGTGTATAGTATTGCCTTGCCCTAATATATTTCTATTATTTGTTGCGTTAGAGTTACTAAATTGTGTATCTTCTATTACACAAACACTACTATCACCATTAGATATAAATTTACCACCTACCATTTTACAATCTTCACTACTTCCTGCTACTTGCTCGCCTTTGTCACCTACAAAAGTTATAACATTATTGTGTATACTAAATATATTTCTTGCCATTATAGTTTTATCATTTGTAATTTAGCTAATCCACTTTGACCTGCACTATATTCTATTTTTACAACTCTGTATTGTTGGTTTTGTATAGTAATTGTGTCTGCAAAACTAAATGTTTGTATATCTGTTTCATTCAAATACGCTTTACACTTTACTAATACCCTTTCCTCTGTATACCTTTCGTTAACATAATTAAACCAATATTTATTATATAGGTTTTGTGGTGTTGTAAAAGAAACCGAAATGTATTGGCTTTGTGTGTAACCAAAATTTAAACTTTCACTCAAAGCAGTCATGTTTGTAGGGTATTTGTCAAAATGTGACATAGCCCTATAACTATTACTAGTATATATGCCTGTAATATCATTTATAGTTGTGCTAACTAGAGTTGGGTTTTTAAATATCAATCTTGGTTTATTTTCAATATTTTCATACACCCCATCTTTTATACCATAACATGTACTGTAACGCAAATTATTTGACAAACGCTGAAACGCAGTGCTACTAAAAACTTCTAGCTGTATTTCCTTTTCATCAACATAATCTACAGGCAGTTCAATAGTCATTGCACCGTACTCTTTACCTGTCGCTGCTTTGTATTGATTGAGTTTAACATCATCCTCATCATTGTTATATCGCCATGTTATTTTACTTGGCACACGTTCATAATTTTGCACTATTTCTGTAATATCAATTTTACTAGACCAATCTTTACTTCTACCACTAGTTATAAAATCATTGTATGGTTCTATTTTTAAAATACCATTTCTGTTTTCAATAACAAGGTTAAACATTTTAACTAGGTCTTTAAGTATATCTGCTAATTTAACTTCACCATGATTATCATGCATCCTAGTATGTATAGCGTTAGGCGTTAGACCTGTTGGAATTACACTCAATGTGTTTCCTGCATTTTGATTATCTATATCTAAATCTAAACACATTGCATTTGTATCAGCAATTTCAGTTAAAGTACCTGCCCCACCACCTGAATAAAACTTTGTACTGCTTGAGTCGTTAATATGCTCTGCACAATCATTGCCCCCAGGCGTAAAAGTTTGTGTAACATTACCACTTAAATCATTCCAATTATGTATGCTTTTTGCAATCCAAGCATCACCACCACTTTTTTTTATTCTAAAATCTAACGTATCACCTGCATTTAAAATAATATCTTGTGATGTAGATGCGCTTATATCTGCATAATTTATTTGTTGTAAACTAGATCCGCCTGTTTGGAAAAATATACTATTTTGTATATCTGGCATAACAAACTCAGTTAATGTGTGGTCTGTTTCATCTGCTGCACCTGCATTTTGTCTAGCTATTACTGTTATAGTTTCATTTTCTGTCGCAAAAACTTTTAATCTTATTGAAACTGAAACAGAAAAATCATCAGCAGGTGAAGTAACTGTACCATTAGTTGACATAATATTGCCTACATCATTAGTGCCACCTAGAGCAGTTGTTGATGGTTCTACATTAAAAGGTATATTTGTGAAACTAGTTGTTATGTCATGTACATTATCAAAACTAAAATTTGTACTGATTAGAGTAGGAAATTGTTGGTAAGTATATGTTGGTATTAATGTAGATTCAAACAAATGTGGTATTGTAGGTGTAGAATAAACAGTCGCGTTTGCATCAAATTGTATATGTCGTTCTGCTGTGCCTACATCACCTTCTATTCTGAAATCAGATAACCCTGTATCCATAAAAATCTCTTTCAGCTTTGTATCAAAAAAATTGCTTTCATACTGAAAACCTGCAAAATCAAATATTTTGTTTACTATATTATGCATCCTAACGAAAGGTTGCACATTTCTTGATGCAGTCATTTGTACAATATGACCACTACTATTGCCTACTATACCCAAATTTTGTACTAGAGAATATAAAACAGCTTCAGTAGTTGTACCTGCTGTTGTTGTAACACCTGTTATTGATGTAATATTAGAGTTAGTAAAGTTGTGTGCCATTTCAGAAAAATCTAAATCTGCAATTGTTGCATCACCTAACACCTCTATTAACCTTATACTTTCGCCTAATAAATTTACTTTGTATTTTGTTTCATTATCTAGCTTTACTATTTCGTTTAAATATAGCAACCCCTCAAATACAGAAATACCATTTATAAATAATTCACACTTTTGCCCTTTTAATGTATCATATTGTGCAACCTTACTTTGTAAATCATGTAAATAACCGAAATACCGATTATTATTTTTAGTAGCAGGCAAATCAAAAGATTTACTATAATCTCCAACTTTACTTTCGATATTTCTTAAATCATCTACAGCATAGGTAATGTTAATATTCTCATCACCGTAGGTGTCTAACTCTACAGTACCATTATCATTATATACAACTAATCTTATCATATACTTTGCACCCTTGTTTTATGTCCTTTACGCACTTCAATAACATACTGCTTTAACATGTCATTTGCAGTTGTTTGTTTTATGTATTCTTTTTCTTCTACACATACAGGCACAAATTGAACGCTAGTACCTATGCCAACTTGCATATACACTTGTGGCGATATAAACAACTCTTTCATAAAACCAACTTCTTCTTCTGTTAGGTAATCTGTATTTGCTTCTATAACTTCTTCTACATTAGTAGCAAATGACCTTTTACCACCCTCTGCACTTGATTGTATATATGTTGAACCTGTGTAATCACCATAGTTTGATCTATAGTAGCTTCTATTTATTTCAGTTTTTCTAGTTGATTTTTTGTAAAAGTTAAAATAATCCCAAGTACCTAATGTGTTTACGTACGCTAACCTAATCGTTTCTAAACCCTTGCAATCTTCATCTGTTAGCTGTATTGTTATTGTTTCGCTTTTTGTTGAAAATACTGAATTTGTAGCAAATACTTTGTAATATGATGTGCCTGTTTGTACACCATTTCTTATTTGTATATTATTAAAACCAATACCTACAGACAAAATACCATTAACCATATTATGAGAAACTAAATTATCATACATGCGAGGCGTGTGAGCGTTTGAACCACCTAATTGTGTAGTACCACCGATAGTATCACTAACTAATGGGTAATCTATAGTATTTAGTAATGTGTTACTGCTATTATAGGTTTGTATTCTAATATTACGCATTTGTGAGTTTAAAGAAGAACCACCACTACTATCAAATTGACCATTTAAAAAAGATAAAACACCAAAGTCACTACTACGCCATTTTCTTGTATATGTGCTTGGTTGTGTAGTCATAAACTTTCTTGATGTAAAACTTAATACATATTGCGTATAATCAAACCCCTCAAAACCATCTTCTAATTGTAACACACCATTAAATACAGCATAAGGTGCGCTACCTAAATTGCCTGTAGTTGTAACTGCTCCTGTTGCTGTAGTTGCAAACTCTTCTTTAAATATAAACCTAACTCTTCTCATTAGCTTTCTATGCCCACAATAGCTATCTACTTGATGTATTGAGTGTGGTTCATTATCATAAAGTTGTCCGTTAAATTTACTACCAAAACCAGAAAAATTTGGGTGTGTAGTAGTTTTGATACCTTTAACACCTGTAGCTACATTATCTTGTAGTATTTTATTCATATTAAAAACACCATTACCATCTGCATTTGCAGGTACTTTTAATGTAGCGACTGTACCACTAGTTGTATATGGGTTTGCGTCATTCTCAAGATGGTTCATCAAAACTAAACATACATATTTATGCCTAAAATTACCTGCTATTTGCCCCCCACCTATAACAAAAATTGTGTCACTATATGCAGGTATCAATCGTTTAGTTGTATCAGGTTGTTGTAAAAATGATAATGCCATTTCTTATTTATTTAATATATCTGCTGTTGTTTGTTTTAAAAATTTTTCTACATCACTTGCGTATGCCTTTGCAAACTCATCTGGTAGTTTTCTGTAGTGCTGTCTAAATGCTTTACTAAAAAACCTTGTAGCAGGTATGCCATATAATGCAATACTTCTACCTATCAAAAATGCTAATGTTTTACGCTTTATAAATCTACCTGTGCCTTTTACTTTTGTGCCATCAGCTTTTGTATAGCCCATGTCACGCCCCTTTATTCCTTTTCTTGCTATCCACGCCTCAATAGGTGCGTTAGGTATGTTTTTGCTTTTAAACTTGTATGGTGATTTAGGTGCGTTTCTTTTGCCTTTAGGGCTTTGTTTACCACTACTACCTTTAACACCTTTCTCTTGAAACAAACCGTAAGCAGGCATTTGAAAATTTAACTCTAATGCACCACTTGAGTAAACTTCAAGATTGTAATTTAAACTTTGTGCTAATTTACCTGTACCAATTCTATCTTGCTTTTCTAAATTACGGATAGATTGATTGATAACTTTTTTAGCAAAAGCATCCATTAACTTTTTGGTGTTAACTAACATTACGCTAACGCTACTACTATCTCTACATCTGTTTCTGCTGCACCTGTTCTAATAAACAAGTCAGTAATCGAATGCCCTAATGATGTAATTGCACTACCACTTGTGTTGCTATCTACTACTAATGCGCTTAAAACAAAACTTTCTCCTGCATCTAATTGAAAACCACAACCAACATTACTTTCTTCTGCAAATGTTAGGTTAATAGCGTTTGTATCATCTAGGTTAGTAATACGCATGTATTTAAAATCTTCTGTGTCAAACTTGTTACCTGTAGGATCACTTGCAAATTCTACTACTGTATGTGTTGTGCTTGCTTTTAACGAGTACACTCTACTAAAATACTGTGATACATCAATTATTTCTTGTGTTGTCGTTTTGTCATAAGTTACACCATTTAGTGTAATCTCTTCATCAATGTTGACTTTTAATGTTGCTGTTGATACTGTTGTTGCCATTTATTATTTACATTATGTCGCCTGTACACGCACTTGCGTTAAAGCTGACTGTTATACTTATATCTGCTGACCATCCACTTACTTCGTTATCAAAACGCTCTGTAAAAGGTGTGCAGCTTACATTATCATTCATTCTATAATCATGTTCTGTATCTCCAAAACTTGTGCTGTGTTTAAACTGACTAATAAAGTCACCTATAACTTGTAGCGTGTCACTTAACACATCATTTTCGTTACCCTCATCTTTGCTAACCAAATCCATGACATACAACCTTAATGTGTATGTTAATTCATGGTTAGTATAGTTAGCACTTTCAATAGATAGGTGTGATAATGCGTAGTTAGTTTCATTTAAATCAATTTCAAATATATCACCAAAGGTAAAATCTTGTATATATGAGTTAGCACTAGCGATATTTTCATATAACTTGATTATGTTTAGTAGTGTTACATTTTTCTGGTGTTGCCCTGCTATGTTTTTAAATTCGCTAAAACTCATCTTTTAATACTATTTAAATCTTTAGAATAACATAAAAAAGTAAACACCTCTTCTGCTGTTAATTTTAGTACATCATTCATTTTTGTTAACTCACCGTTGGCAAGGTTGTAGATAACTCCGTACCAACCCCACTTGTTATTAAATTGCTCTTCTGTATCTCTGTATCTTTTGTTTCTTGCTCAAAGATGATTGCAAAACGGTTAGATACTCCCCTGCGATAGTCAAAAAAAAATTACTTGCACCATTTACTGTAGCTACACTTAATGCCTCTTTGAAAATGTCTGCTGTTTTCATGCACTTTGTACTATCGTAATCTTCTATCTTGTACTTCTTTTTGTTTTGTTTTATAACAGGTCTGTACAATACTGCCATTATTCTGTGCATGTTTGCCCAGGGGTCTGATAAATAATTATCCAAATCTACAAACTCTGCAAATGTTATTTCCTCTAGGTTAGGATGAAAACCATACTCTACACCATCAACTTCTATTAACATGTTTAGCGTAGTGTTAACCTTTATTTTTAACAAATTAGATACTGCGTTAGATAGCTTTTCAATGTCACTTTTTTTGCATTTTTCTAAAACTTCTATAGGTGCTTTTGTTAGTGCATGTATAGTAGTTATTGTTTTTGTATATTCATCACTATCATCACCTATATACTGCATCAGCTTTTGGTAGCTTTCTATGCTAACTTGTGTCCACTTCTGCGGCACAAAATACTCTTTATTGTCAAGTGTTAATAACATTTCTAATTAAGTTATCTATTAGTAAATATAAATTGTTTAGTTTTGGTGCGTATTTGCTTTAAATAGAGGGCGGCTAAATCATTGTTTTTGTAGCTGCCCTCTTTTTATTGTATATAATACCTGCCTAAATTCGGTTTTAACTCATAATACATACGCATCATTAGAGCATCACTATAATCTGGTGATCTGCCTAACATTTGTTTTACTTTCTCTTTAGGCACTAATGCTAATTTAGTGTCTTTATCTATTTTATCACGCCTAACCTGCTCTAACTCTTTTGTCAAATTATCTTTAATTAGCGTGTTGTTTGTTTGCACATACAATTTACCTGCATTTATATACTCTGCCAACTTGTAGTAGCATTGTGTTTTAAGGTTTTGGTAGTTTTCGTTATTTATTGCCTTGCTGTTATTTACAAATGGCTTGCAGCGTAATATATCACGCAACCCACCACCTACACCATCATCATCTACTATAATGTTACCTAATGTTACGCCCTCTGATCTTTGCATATCTCGTATTATGTCTGCTGCTTGTGTAATAGTGTTAGTGTCTAAAACCTTTATTTTCTCTGCTCTTAAACCATTCCAATATATAATAACTGTTTTGTCTTTACCAAACCTGGCTATGTCAGCAGATATGTATTTGTTGCCACTTTCTATTGTAGTGTTTTCATACATATTTAAAATAGCATTATATTCTATTAACTTATCTTCACTATCATCATATTCCCAATTACCATACAACAACCTCTGCTTGCTTATTTCATCAAGTTTCAATAGTTGCTCTTCATAATGTTTAGATATGTGTATGTTATCACTTGCTAGTGCTTGTACAAACTTTCTATAGGTAGGTAGTTGGTTTTGTTTGTAAGGTAGGTAAAACTCGTTATACACCCAAGATTTAGCAGGGTTGCAAGACATAAATAGTTTTGGTATCAAATTGTAATCATCTAGCTTGTACCTTATTCTTGATGATAGTATTGCTTTTGCTTTTTGTGTAATTTGGTTGCACTCGTCAATAAACCCTAGTGTCAACTCAAGGCTGCCTAAGCTGTCGAAATTTGGGTCGCTAGGGTAGCTAAACAAATCTTTAAGAATAACCTCTGAACCATTGCTAAATGTTATTACATTGCTACTACCATTAAATGTATAATCTTTGTTTGCCCTTAAACCCCAACTAGCACACACCTGGAAAAATGTAGCAAGTGTTGTTTTCTTTAGAGTGTCAAGTTTACTACGCCCTATTAAACACCTAATGCCTTTATACTTAATGCAAGAATAAATAACCCATGCACAACCTATATATGATTTACCACCACCTGCACCACCACCAAATAACACCTCGCTTGTTTCATTGTCAAATAGGTATCTAATTGCTGTGCTTTGTTTTGGTGTAAATTCTAGGTCAATCTTCATCAGTTAATTTGATGTTGATTTGTATTGCCTCATCATCAGTAGTCATATCCATTTGCTGCTTTTCCCAATACCCACGCTTTCTACCTTTTGTTTTTAAGTAAAAGATTGTAGCACTTGTATTGTTATCTTGTATCTGCTCAAATAATTTACTTTCTGCAAAATCTAAACTAACATTTTCTATCTCTTTAACCTTTGCTGCAAAATCTTCATCAGTTTTAACCCACTTGTAAAATGTGCTACGTGGCACATCAACTTTTTTACACGCAGTAGTAACAACGCCTAAACATTGCTCTAACGCATCTAACATTGCTTCCTTTTTAATATGTCTACTTTTGTCTACCACAACACTCGCATTTATCAGGTAGCTTATCTAAATTAAAACCAAAATCTATTGATTTAAAACCCCATTCTTTTAGTGTGTCTATATCAAACCAATTTGCTAGTTTGTCTTTATCAAATTTACCACCTAGTTTATTTAACTTAATATTTGTTTCTACCTCTTTCTCGTAATCAAAATCTACCTCTATACATGGTAGTGTTTCTATACCTAATTCTACTGCTATGTTATACCTTTGATGCCCACCAACTATTATACCCTCTCTTCCTTTGTGTGTGTTTACTACTAATGGTTGTAATATGCCTTTATCTACTATATCTTGTTTTAGCTTATTGTATTGTGCCTTGCTTATTTCTCTAGGGTTGTAGTCAGCAGGCATCAATTCCCAGGTATTTTTATTTACTATTTTCAAGTTGCTCTAATTCAAACTGCAAGTGCGCTATAGCTTTTTTTAAATCTTGTATGCCACCATCTTTGTGTTTACGCTTTGAACGCAAGCAGTAGGTAACGCATGTACCGACATTATACGACAAATCAAACTCATATATAACATCCTTTGCCATCATGCCATTACGCCCTACATAGTATGCAGGTACTTTGTTTTCATTTTCTACCATTTCATCACAAGGCATGTTTCTTGTATAGTCGTAGTAATATTTACTTTTTGACATTTTTCTTTTTCGGTTTTGTAACTATTCCTTTTACAAATTCGTAACATGTATTAAGGCAACTACCACAATTTGTAGTGTATTTATAATTACAGTTGTTTAATTCGTTGTAAAACTTTATCATCTCTACTTTATAGTGATGACTTTCTGCTTTACCTGTTTTTATACCTTGCCAGATATATTCTGCTTTCTCTTTTTGTTCTTTTGTTAACTTGGACATATTACTATTATTTTATTTACCATTTATTTTTAGGGCATGTTTCGGATTTCCATTTTGCCTTTGTTTCTATAGGGCAACCACATACAGTACATTCATACTCTACATAATCAAATTTATCACACCTAGTGCATGTATGCACCCTGTCATAAAATGTTACCTCATCAACATCTTCAAAACCACTAACTGATCTTCTATAACTTGCTTTCAGGAGATTGTACGCCTTTACCATTAAGTTTGGTTTGTTCATGTCTTATTATTTTTATTATACCGTATGGTTCAAACCATCTACCATAAACCACATCTATATCATCTAATTCGCATTCCCATAGATTTACACAATACTCTAGTTGCCCATACTCGTTATAAAATTCTATACCTTGTATATCATAATCTGCATATTTATACAGTTCTTTTAGTTTCATAAATTCTACTCTTAATGTAAGTTTTTACATTGTTTATTGTTGTAAAAATGCTACGCCTGCTTATACCTGTTTTATCTGCTAATGATTGTAGTGTATATCTATTGCCATCTAATTCTCCAAAATAGTACAGCTTAAATAATTCCCTATCATACCAATACAATTCATCAAGTATAACCTCTATTAACTCAATGTTTTCTTGCTGCTCTGTATCATTAGTAAATATAAATTTTGACATTTTCGTGCAATCTTGTAATGTGTGCTTATCGTAAAACCTAGCTATTTGGTAATAGTATGTGCTTGTTTTACTATGGTACATATTTGCCATTATTCTAGCTACAAAAAAAAAGAGTTTACCATCTTGTTTGATAAACTCCAATTTTTCTTTTGGGTATTTTAGTGTTGCCTCTAACGCTTCATGTAACAAATCATCTGCAAAATCTGTTTTACAAATATTACTTGCTATATCTTTTAACTTTTGATATTCTGCATTAGTTAATTGCATGGCGCATTATAATAAAATATATGACATACACGCAACTTGTTGATAAATAGTTATCTACAATTTATTGTTAAAACAACCTTGTTTGTGATTTGTGATTGTTTATTCGTTTCATAGCTGCTTCAAAGTATTCTGTATCTAATTCACAAGCTGTAAGATCAAAACCGAGATTGTGGCAAGCGATAGCTATTGAACCACTACCTAAATGCGTGTCAAGTATTTTATCTCCTTTTTTTGCGTAGTTTATTAGTAACCATTCATAGAGTTTGACAGGTTTTTGTGTTGGGTGTATTTTGTTTTGACCTGTTTCCCATTTTGCTGCACTTCCGCACCAATGTATTTTAGCAATTCTTACAGGCGTATTGAAACTTGTATATGCTAATTCAGCATCAGCAAACAAACTTTTTCCGTTGTTTTTATCCCAAACAATCCAACAAGCATTATTTTTTTGTATTTCTGTTATAAAATAATTTGCACCCCAAATAATTTGATTTTTAGATATTCTAAATAATTCATTATAGTATTTTTTATTGGGGGTTTTATTATCCCAATCTTTACTTTTATGCTTAGCTCCACCTGCCTTGGTTAATGCTTGTTTTTTTTGGCTAACCCAACCTTTAGTAATTCTATCTGCCATATCAATCCCATAAGGGGGATCAACTATTGCTAGGTCAAAAAAGTTATCTTCATACCTTGCCATTAGTTGCATATTATCTTCATTAGTTATTTGCATAGTATTTCTAATTCTTTTTTGTAGTATGCTATCATCTCTTTGTAATCTTCCTGGCTACGCTTTACGCTTGTGTTAGCTAGTTGTAACAATTCATTAAATCTATCTTCTCCTATTTCTGCTTTTAGCTTATTACCAAATATGTACTGTTGCCCTTGCTCAAACATATTACACTTTACACATTGTGGTTTTACATTACCATACTCTATATCCCATCTAACGCTATAATGTCTGCGACTTTGAAAGTGTCCTGCCTGCATTTCTTTAACAGGTTTTGTAGTGCCACAAGTATAGCAAGACACATAGCCATTACTATCTGCATAGTAATAGCGTATGTACTTACTAAATATCTGGTCAAGTTTCTTGACTAGTTTAGATTTACTCATTGAGAGTGTATTTGCTAAAAGTTACTTTCTCATTAAATCTATTTTTACTACTAATAAGTTCTGATTTAATGTTGTAACCCTCATCTTTTAGTTCGCAAATACGACTAGTTAGACGCATAATAGCGTAATCATTAAATGCCTCTAATGGTGTAATACTACCATAGTTTTTTAAGTGTCTTAATACTTTTTGTTTTTGATTTAGTTTCATAATTACTTAATTTAAAATTGATTTAATTTATCCTTAAATTCTTTTTGTTTCTTTTCGTACCTATAATTAAAATATAGATGCAATGCTGTATAAGTTATTGCAAGTATTAGTGTAATACAAATTGTTGCTTTAAATAGTGTCATGTTAATGCTCATCTAAATATTCTCTAATTCTTGCTCTTAAACCCTCTTCATATTTAGGTACAATCATACTTTCTAACTCTTCTGCTTTAATTCTTTGACCGTTTGCTTTTAACAAATACAAATCATAATAAGCCATTGCCTCGCTAAATAGTGCATATAAATCTTGACTATCATAATCAGTAGTGCTTTGCTCTAGATGTTTAGTAATTGTTTTTAAAATTTTAATAGTTTCGTTTTTTAATCTGCCTTTCTTCATTTTCAAATTTATTTAAAGTTGCTTTTATTATCTCTTCACATAGTAATTGTGGTATTTTGCTGCGTTCAAAATTTCCTTTTAATCCTTGTGTTCCTGTTCTAGAACCTCGCGGTGCAGCTTCGTGATGGCATTTTGCATTACCATTAAAACATTGTGGCTTTGGTTTCCAACCGTTAGTGTTAAACATATCGTAAATATTGTTACTCCAAATATCAGTTGGTTTCATTCTAATATCACCATAACTGCAATAAGTTATAGTTGCTCTATTATAACCTTTAATTATTTTACGCATCATTCCAACAGGATTTTCTATGTAATAAATACATTTTTTGTATTGTGCTATTAGCTGTAATGTTTTATTAAGTATTTCTAAACCTTGTATTGCTTTTTTTGTTTTAGGTGTGTAATTTTCGTTCCAATGATGCCCTATGCTTGCTATACTAAATGTAGTGCAAGGGGGTGATGCCCAAATCATATAAGGATCAAAAGGTATATCATTTTTTGTAACATCACATATATCTTTTACTAAATCAATATTTTTAAAATTATTTATATCTACACTAAAAACATTGCAACCATAATTTTCTGCTACTTTGCCAATACTCCTACTACCTGCAAACAATTCTAAAACATTCATTTTATTTGCTTTGCTTTGTTTGTATTTTTTTTTGTTGCCACTCTACAAATCTTAATGGTATTTTTTTTAAAATAGTTTTTACAGCGTAATAATATTTTGCGTACTCTTCAACTTCGGTTTCGGTAATCATTACTTTATCATTTAATTTTTTTTGCTTTGTTTATTGTATTACCTATTTGCTTAATATTTTCTTGATGCTTTTGATAATCAGTAATTAGGCGTTGTTGCCTTTTAAGCTGCTCGCTTTTTTTGTGTTGTTTTAGCCAAACATTCCAGGTTCTAGCGTTTATAAAACAACTTAAATCTTCACCATCTCTAATACCTTTTTCTAATGCAAACCTAACCTCATCTATTGTCATTGTAGAGTATCTGTTTATTAAATCATCATACAATAAACTTGACATCATTACTACTTGTTTTGCATCTGGTTTTTGCCCAAGCATTAAATAACACTTGCTAAGTATATCTACACAATCATTTTTTAGTGCTTTTTGATCTGTGTTGTATCTTTGCCAAATTTTATCCATTGTTAATTATATTTCTTGCCTCTTGCCAAACATTAAGCATGTGGTCAGTTTGAGATACTTTAGGTTTGTTAAAATTATTTTTCATCCACCTTTGCATACGCCTTTTAACATCAAATGTCTTTTGTTTTTGCCAACGCATCTTTCTACCGTTTGGAGTTTTCTCTGTCCAATAATCTATAAACCTATCTATATCAGTAAACTTTATCTCTTCTGCAATTCTATTCCATTCTAATAAATAGTTACTTTGTATAGTATTTATTTTGTTATTATTAGTATTTAGTAGTTGTTGATTTTCTTGATTAAGGTTTTCTTGATTAAGGTTTTCTACATTAAGGTTTTCTAAAATAGGTGTTTCAGATATAATGTAATCTATACCACCTAGTTTACCATCTATGCGTTCTCGCTTTCGCCTAACATAACCTAACTCTGTAAGTTCCTTAAATGCGCTGTAAATTGCACTTGTGCCATCTTTATGATGATTTGCTAACTCTGATACATACAACACCCAATCATTAGGTAGTGACAATACATAAGCTAGCAGCCCTTTGCTTTTTAGTGATAACCTTTCATCACGCAAAAACACATTAGATATTACTGTGTAGTCAGTTTTTTTCTTTACTACTATTTTTTTCATAATCCTAACAATTTGCTTTCTTGCTCCAAAGCTAACATTTTCCTATCAATAGCTTTTTGCTGTTGTTTTAAATCATCAAGTTGTTCTAACCAATTTCTTTTACTGCTACTGCCTAACATACTATCATCAGAGTTCATATATATGTTGTGTAATTTTTCATACAACTCTACATATTCTGGATACAATCTTTTATCACTTAAATACTCTTTGTGCTTTTTTTTATAAAAATAAAAACTAGTTCTATCTCTATTCATTAACCTTGCACACTTGCTTAGATCTACACCTAAATCACACACAATAAAACCACCCACAACCATTCGTGCCAAAGAAACCTCGCGTGTTCTGCCCTTGCCATCTATACTACCAAATGGCAATTCTTGTAATTCTTCTACCAGGTATTTAATTTTGTTTATTTCTTTCTGTATCATAATACTGCTTCTTTACAATGTTTACACCTACCATAATCTTCTATAATTTCTGCACCACAACAAGGTGAAAATCTTTCATCATACTCTCTTAAAAAATCTCTTCTTGTAAAAGTTTCGTAAATATCGTACTCTAAATCTTCATAATCATAAGCTACATCAGTATCTTTATCTATAAGATACAACTGCATTTTATAATCTCCTAAATGTACATCTTCTAAGTGAAAACCTAGTGCCTCTACATTTGCTTTAATATCCTTTTCGCACCATTCAAAAGGTGCTTTAGGGTAATCGCTGTCGCAGTACCCTATGTCACTACCTGCTCTCATTAGAATGGCATGTCTTGTGGTTGCTCTTGTGGTTTCTCACCTTTTAGCACCCAATTAGTAAATATTTCAGCATAATCTAATACTTGTTGAGCATCTCCACCGTTTGCAATAACATAATCAACTGCACACTTTAAACTACTCTGTTTAATAATATACTCTTGCACATTATCTTTTGATTGTTTTGGTGTAGATGCTTGTGCGTTAGGTTGCCAATTATTAATAGGTTTTACTTTTGGGTATTTACCTGGTATTAATTCGTACTCTGTTTCTTGACCTACTACAAACTTATTTTGCTCTGGCGACTTGCTGCTATACTCACCACTATCGCCATTTTCAAAAGCTATTTCGTGTTTGTACATTAATCCGTAATTGCCTTCCCAAGTACCGTTCGCTTGTGCTGTTTCTACTACTGATTTTTTAATCATCTTTCTATTTAATAAAGTTAATAATTGCTTGTAAAATTTCTCTACCACTATAAGTAAAGATTAGTATAAAAGGTACAATAATTACTAATAATGCACCTAATGTTTCCCAAATGCTTTCATTTCTATCCATTATAATACCTTTTTATATATTTCGTGTTGTATCTCATCAAGGTGTTGTATTGCCTCTTTATAGGTTTCTATTCTAGCTTGTATATGATGCTTCATACACACATCAATATCTTCATCACTTTGGGTGTATTCTATTAGCATCTCTTCACACGCTTCAATCTTAACATTGTATTCGTATTTCTTTTGCTCTATGTTAAACATAACATCACCAAATGCTACCTTTTGTACTTTAGGCATATCAATACCGTAATTTTGTTTTGCCATTTGCTTAAAATAATCTTTATTAAGTTCCATTGTTTTAAATAAAAAAAGGTAGGGTGTTAACCTACCTATGTTTGTTTATTTTGTTAAACTTCTATAATCAGTTTTAATTTCTATAAAATTATCTCCGAATGTTTTTAATGCATAAAGTGTTGCATCTTGTATGTTTTCGGCAGATAAAAAAGTAACATTTGTCACTGTTTCATTTTCTTTGATTTGTCTTTTGAAATAAATTTTAAATATTGTCATTGTTTTGTTTTTAGTGTGTTGCTTCATTGCAAACACAAGGCAAATATACAACTATTTTGTAATTACCAACAAAAAAAAGTTAAGAAAGTAAAGAAATAATTAACAATACTAGATAGAAAGGGTTGTTAATAACTATAATTCCATAGGGCAAACTATAGGCAGTTTACCATTGTCAAGAATAACTGCACACCCTAATATAGGTTTAGCAGTATGAAATTTAGCATAAGAATATGCCCAACTTTTGTAGTCAATACCACAAGGTACTTGCATACCAAATTTTAGTTCGTTAAGTGATGCTGTGAAATCAACAAAACTTTGTGTATGTATATGCCCCTGAACCATAGATTTACCCCAATTTTGCACACGCTTCATAATACCTTTACCACTACAACCTGTACCATGTACATATAATACATCATCATGTACAAATTGCTCTTCAAAATTCCACCCAGGGCAACCTAACACCTCGTTAAAATCTCTAATCCAACGCTTATCTATACCACCATCTTCTGCTTTACGGTGTACAATTAAATCATGGTTACCTATTGTTACATCAACTTTTGGAAATGCTTTGTTCCATTCTTTCATTTGATCTATACACATATCTAACTCATACTTTGCACCATGTGTATTCGTATGTGTATGATGAAAAGAGGCGAAATGTGAGTCAATCACATCACCTGTTGCACTAAAAGCTGTACAATTATACAACTCTGCTATGCGTTGACAATGCTCTAAATATTTAGGGTGTGTGTATGGTAGGTGTATGTCACCTATAATTAAACGATTTACTTTAGGTTTTCGTAAATCTTTTAAAATTATAATTTCGTGTGGTTTTAATCTAAATCTATTTGTTGCCATGCTTTATTTTCTCTAACCCTCTTGAGCCGAAATAAGCACCGATAACTGTAATTAGCACAATTTGTAATAAATCTACCCACTTATCCTCTACAACAAATTCTATTGCGCCTGCATCAATAAATATTAGTAATGTTGTTGCTACTACTAACCATGCTAATACTAAAGGGCGTATTGATTTGGTTAACCAATTACCCTGCATGTCGGCTTGCCAACGCTTTGTTACCTCTTGCTCAATAATTGCTTGATGCTCATTTACAATTTCTTGTAACTTATTTTTTAGGGTTAATTTCTCTTCCTT